CCCCCCGGTGAACCCGGTGTTGATGAGTCCGACGGTGTCAAGTTGGCAAAGCAGGTGGCGAAGTCTTCTGTCGAAGCTGACAAAGCCGCCAACGACATCTTATCCAAATACATCTAATCAAGGAGGAAAACAAAAATGGCTTATGGCAACATGAAAAACACTCATCAGGTTGTCGATAATTCTGTCGAGATCCTGTTCAACAGCGAGTATGTGGGTCGTGCTCTGACTCTGGACTCCGCTGCATTTACCGAGGGTGTCTGCAAGGCTGGCACTCCCATCGCAGAAGCTGGCACCGTTGCGAACGACGCAACCGCTGTTGGTATTCTGCTGCATGACGTTTCCGAGGAGCGTCCGCAGGGCACTGTGGTTATCGGTGGTTACATCCATACCGCTCGTGCTCAGAAGCACTCCGGCGTGACCGTTGCTGATGAAGCAAAGGTTGCTCTCAAGAACGTCGTATTCTGCTAAGAAGGAGGATAAACAATCATGAAGATTACTGATATTTTCAACGCTAAGGCGGTTGCTTCTCATTGGACTGAGACCGCTTCCAACCGCATTCCTTATCTGGGTCAGGGTCTGTTCCCCAACAAGAAGAAGATGGGTCTGGATCTCAAGTGGATCAAGGGTGACAAGGGTCTGCCTGTTTCTCTGGCTCCCTCCAACTTCGATGCCAAGTCCACCCTGCGTTCCCGTGAGGGTTTCCGCATCGACGAGACCGAGATGGCATTCTTCCGTGAGTCCATGCTGGTGAAGGAAGCTGATGAGCAGGAGATCATGCGTGTGCAGGATGCTAAGGATCCCTACGCCGCTGATGTTATTGCCCGTATCTTCGACGACACCAACACCCTGCTGGACGGTGCCGATGTCGTTGCCGAGCGTATGCGTATGCAGCTCCTGTGCCCCGTGACCGACGGTTCCCCCCGTATCGTGATCGCCGCCAACGGTGTGCAGTATTCCTACAACTACGACACCGATGGTTCCTACAAGGAGAACAACTACATGGTTCTGGAGGGTGAGACCGATAAGTGGTCTGACCACGAGAACTCCGATCCCATGGGTGACATGACCGCAGGTCAGGACGCTGTCGAAGCCGCTACCGGCTCCCGTCCCTCCATCGCTCTGATGAGCCGTGATACTTTCAATCACATCAAGGCAAACGCCAAGGTGCGTTCCGCTATTCTGGCTCAGAACGCTACTGCCAACGTGTTCATGAACGACGCTCGTGTCAAGGAGCTGTTCAAGACCGAGCTGAACATCACCATCGTGGTGTACACCAAGCAGTTCAAGGATGAGTCCGGTGTGGCACAGAAGTTCTATGCTGACGGTTTCTGCACCCTGCTGCCTTCCGGTGCTCTGGGTAACACTTGGCACGGTGTCACTCCCGAGGAGCGTACTCTGATGGGTAACGCCAACGCTGACGTTTCTGTTACCGCTGAGGGCGTGGCAATCGCTGTCACCGTCACCAGCGATCCCGTCAACACCAAGACCACCGTGTCTGAGATCGTCCTGCCCTCCTACGAGCGTATGGACGAGACCTATGTCATTAAGGCGTACTAATGGCATCCGTCAAGTTTCCGCATAGGGTCAAATTCAATGGAAAGTATTATGCACCCGGTACTCCCATTGAAATTGATAAAGCTGCGGAGTACGCCGATAAGGGTGCTCAGGAGAAATCCGAAAAGACTGCAAAGAGGGCGACGAAGCCCTCTGGCAGTCGGAAGAATACTCGTAAGAAGCAGTAAGAAGGGAGGTAGATTGTAATGAGTAATGAGGAAAAGCTCGCCATGGTTAAGTCCATGCTGGAGATTTCTGATAATTCTGAGGATGCTCGTATTACGGTCTACCTCACTGCTGCTGAGAAGGAGATTATCGCATGGCGATATTCCCATAGTTCTCAGAAAGTAGAAACTGTTCCGAGCGAATATGAAATGACTCAGATTTTCGCAGTCGTTACGGGTTATTCCCAGAGCGGAGCAGAATCTCAGTTGTCTCATAGCGAAAACGGCATTTCCCGATCTTTTTCTTACCCCGATATGCTCCATTACATCCGGGCAAATGTACTGCCGATCTGCGGTCTGATTTGAGGTGGGATCATGAGGTGTCTGAATCGAAATAAGGTGCCCTTCTGGTATGCCTTGTATAAGGATAAGAAACCTATCCCCGACGAGTACGGGAATCTGACAGGTGAGTATGACATCATCCGCCACAATCCCATAAAGTCGAAAGCCAATATTTCAGCATCCGCCGGAGAAGCGGTGGTACAGCCATTTGGCAAGGACATTTCCTACGATAAAGTAATCGTGATGAGTGATCCTGCTACACCGATTGACGAATATACCGCCCTTTGGATTGATTCTGCACCTCAGCTCAATGAGGACGGTAGTCTGGCGGTCAGTGACAACGGTGAAGTCCTCACCCCACACGATTACGTCGTGAAGAAAGTTGCTGACGGTCTCAATTCTGTATTGATTGCAGTGAGTAAGGTGGATGTCCGTGGGTAAAAAGAAGATCACGTTGAGCTTATCCTCTGCCGGAATCAATCGTGCGATCAAAGAACTGGAGATGTACGAACAGGAGATTGAACGCAAGACTGCGTTGCTTCAAGATCGCATAGCTAAACGTCTGGAGACATTAGTCAAACAGGGTTTCGCTGGTGCGATGGTCGATCAGTCTATTCGATTGGGCGGGCGATCCCCTAAAGTTTCCGTATCTATTGAAAATCGTGAACAGATATCTGTCATCATCGCAAATGGCGAAGATGCTGTGTGGGTTGAATTTGGTGCAGGTGTTTTTCATAACGGTTCGGTTGGATCCTCTCCTCATCCAAAAGGTGGTGAGCTTGGATTTTTGATCGGCGGTTATGGACAAGGTAAGGGTAAGCAAAAAGCATGGAGCTATTATGAGAATGGGGAGTTACGGGTGACACACGGTACTCCTGCTCAGATGCCCATGTACAATGCCGTAAAAATCGTGTGTCAAGAAATCGTCGATATCGCAAAAGAGGTGTTCACATGATCGACATAGAATCCGAAGTTTTCAATATCGTGCACAGCAAAGTGGTACTTCTGTACCCTAAGCTGTTTATGGTGGGCGAATATGTCGAATCTCCGTCATCTTTCCCGTGTGCATCTCTGGTCGAAGTCGATAATTTCGCTTACCAAGAGACTCAGACAACCGATAGCGTGGAGAATCATGCGTCGGTCATGTATGAGTTGAATGTGTACTCAAACAAGTCCAAAGGTAAGAAAGCCGAATGCAAGAAAATTGCCGCTTGTATTGATGAAATTATGGGCAGTCTCGGGTTTACTCGTACAATGTTAAATCCTGTTCCCAATATGAATGATGCAACGGTGTATCGCTTACTCGGCAGGTATAAGGCAGTTGTTTCTGCCAACAAAAAAATTTACAGGAGGTAATTTCCCATGGCAATCTCTACTTATAAGATTTTCCTGATGATGAAGAAAGAAACCGCTTATGAGAAGCTGGTGTACATCAAGGATTTCCCTGATCTGGGCGGTGCTCCCGAAATGCTGGAGACCACTACCCTGTCCGATAAGATGCAGACCTATATCCCCGGCATTCAGAATCTGGACGCTCTGGAATTTGCTGCCAACTACACCAAGGAAGACTACACCAAGCTGAAAGCTCTGGAGGGCGTTGAGCATGAGTATGCAGTCTGGTTTGGCGGCACCGAGGAGAACGGCGTTCTGACTCCCACTGGCTCCGATGGTAAGTTCGAGTTCAAGGGTCAGCATTCTGTGTACCCCGTCGGCGGCGGTGTCAACGAAGTCGTTGACATGAACATCACTATCGCACCTTCCACCCCCATCAATATGGTGAGTGAGACTGCGTAAATAACAATTTTTGGAGGACAGACAAATGAGCAAGCAGTTAAATTTTTCTTTCGACGGTAAGGACTATACCCTCGAATTTACCCGCAGAACCGTTGCAGAGATGGAGAAGAAGGGCTTCGTTGCATCCGCAATCACCGAAAAGCCCATGACCACTCTGCCCGCCCTGTTCGCAGGTGCGTTCCTCGCCAATCACAGATTTGTGAAGCAGGAAGTCATCGACAACATTTATTCCAAACTTACCAAGAAAGACGAGCTGATCGGCAAGCTGGCAGAAATGTACAACGAGCCTATCATGGCACTCGTCGAGGAACCCGCAGAAGATAAGGGAAACGTAAACTGGACAGCGACTTGGTAAGTGATTCGCTGTCCTCCACTGAGGGGAGTGGTGGTAATTCT